GAACGAGGAAACGCCGAAGCTCTTGTCGAGTAGGCGGCGCGGTTTTGCCGCAGGCGCGGCGGCGGGGACCGCAGCGATCGGCGTTGACGCTCGAGCGAGAGCGGTAGCTGGCCTGCGGGCGGGGGCTTTGGACATGGGTGGGATCCTTCTGTGGAATAAAAAACGGACGGGCCGCAAAGCCCGTCCGTCTGGCAGGTGGAACGCAGTTCCGATTAGTCGGAGTTGGTGCCGGTGATGGTCACACCGTCCGACAAATCGACGCTGGATGCCGAGGCCGCCGCCACCCAGCAAAGCGAGCCGGTGATCGGAGCAGCGTCGTTATCCAGCACGAACACGAGATCGTTCTTGCGCATGCCGAGCTTCCACCCATCGGTGAAATATCCGGCCACGCGAACGAGGGTAACGGCGTCCACCGACTGGTAGGTCCAGAGACGGATGCCGCCACCGATGCCGCCGGCGACAAGCACCGGCTGCGAGACAGTTGCGTCATAAGCCATTGAAGGCTCCTTGCGTTTAGATTGTGGGAAAAGATGGTGCCGGGACCGTGAGGCCCCGGCCCGTTATGGCGATTAGCTCAGGCCGAACGCCGAGCCGTCATGCTTCATTTGCACGATGCCGGTGTTCTGCAGGATCTTGGCACCGTGGAACACCGTGGCGCGCGACCACGAGGTGTCCTGCTTCTCGTCGTAGCCGATCGAGATGCTATCCTCGCCGACGTTGACGGCATAGCCGAGCGCCGAGCGATGCCACATGTAGCAAAGCTCTTGGCTCGTGCCGGTGCCGGTGATCCGGGCGCTGGTCGCCCAGTTGACACCGTCCCAACGCCACATCTTGCGCGTCGGGCCGGCGAACGGTTTCACATCGACGTAGTCGCCGTGGGCGAATTCCGTGGTCTGCATCAGATAGGCACGGAAGCCCGAGGTGATGAGGGCAAACATATTGTCCTCTTCGTCGATCGGCACGTCGTTGTTGCCGAGATAGCCTTTCGCCTTCTCGACCATCGCCAGCGAGCCCGTTGCGTAGGACCCGGTATCGATGGTGGCGTTGGCGAGCTCCGCGAGGACCGTCAGGTCGATGTCGCGGTTGATGACGTTCATCGAGGCCTGGCGCATGATCGCCTTCTGATCACCCTGGCTTGCAAACACGTTGAAGCTGGTGAGCTCGTAAGGCGCGTGCTTCTCGACCAGCGTCGCGGTGAGTTGCGAGTTGGTCGGGTTGCCGTAGGGGATCTGGCCGTTGACGCCGCGGGTGACCGCAGTGTCGGTGCCGGAACCAGCGACCAGGAACGTCGCCTGGTTGCCCTTCATGACGGTTTCCTTCGTGGTCATCGCACGAAGGACCGAGGTCTTGCCTTCAAACTGATCGATGAAGGCCTGTCGATATTGAATGACGGCTGCTTCCACAGACACGGTGATGTCCTTTCATGTGGATTTGTCTGGAAGTGCCTGCGTCTCGGGTGTCCTCTCGAGCGCGCGCCGGGGTGTCCGCGTCTGCACGCAGAGCCGGTGCTCGAATCGAAAGGGGCGTCGCTTTGGCGGTGAGTTGCGTCTTCAAGTCCGGGATCGCTGCGTCAGCGAGGTGTCCGGCGCCCGACGCGGGGCGTGTTGGTTTAGGCCGCGTTGCGTTTTTTGGTCGCGAGCTGCGCGTCAATCAGCGCCAGCTCTTCGGCCTGCATCGCCTTGTCGGCCTCGTATTTGTCCGGATTTTCAGACCGGAATTTGCGGATCTCGGCGATGCGAGCATCAACACTCTTGCCGGCATCGGTGGTGCCGGCAGGAACGAGGGCTGCCGCCGGGTTGAGCTCGAGCGCGATCGCGGCGAGCTGTTTAATTAAGGCCGGATTGTCGCCGTTCTTGCGGCCCTCCGGCGAGCGGCCGGCCAGAAACTGCGCCGCCAAACCATCGGGCCATCCGGCCATCAGGTTCGACACCGCGGTGAGGTTCTTGCGATAGTCGGCGCCTTGCCAATCTTTGCGCAGTGCGTCTTCCGACGTCTGCTTGAACGTGGCGTCGGCTTCGTCCTGTGCCGCGCGCTGGGCGTCCTGGATCTCGTAGTATTTGGCAACCATGCCGCTGAATTGTTTTGGATCGGTATTGCCCGCGAGCGCCGCCTCGGCGAATTGCGCCACGATCGGCTTGTCGGCCTCGCCGATCACCATGCCCTTGGGCAGCTCGAGCTTCTCGAGATAGCCGGCACCGTCTTTCGGAATGCCGTTCTCAGTGCGCCAGGTGGCGATCTCTTCCGGCGTTGCACCCTCCGGCAGCGCCTTCTTGAGCTCGCCAGACGACATGCGGGTTAGCAACGCACGGTGCGCTTTGCCGAACGCCGCCTCATCGGTATAGCGGCCGAGCGTTTTGAGCAGTTCCTTGTCGTCGCCGGCAAGGCGCGTGCGCCAGTCGGCAGCGCCGGCGGCGGCCGGCTTCTCGCCAGCTGCAGGTTTTTCACCGCCGGCAGGCTTCTCCCCGCCAGCAGCACCAGCTGCTGGTTTCTCGCCGGCGCCAGCTGCAGGTTTTTCACCAGCCCCAGCGCCCGGCTTTTCGCCAGCTCCCGCAGCACCACCGACGATTGTTTCACCACCGGCCAGCGGCTTTTCGCCGCCAGCTCCGCCACCGCCGCCCTCGCCGGCAGCATCGAACAGGGCGCCGGTCAGCGAATACTTGCGAACGACATTCATGAGAGCTCCTCACAAAAAAGCCCGGCGCGAAGGCCGGGCAGGAAATTTCTTCTGACGTTTCGGTCTTAGGTGCGCGTGCTCGGCGGCAGCGCCACGTTGATCTGCTTCACGATCTGCTGGCCGACGTGCTGCTTGGCGCAGGCAAACACCGTGTCGCGATCGCCGCCGGCGCCTGGCCGGAACGGTTGGTCGTACGTGCCGCACAGCCTGGTGATGATCCAATCGAGCGCGCGCTTCTGCTGGCCAGCACTGGCGACGCCGGCCGCCAGCGCCTTGATCGCCATGGTGTCGATGTCTTCGTACGGCGCCGGATGCCAGGGCTGCGGCGCGGGTTTCTTGGCCACGCGTTACGCCATGTTCGCGGCTTGCAGCGCCTGGCCTGCTTTGCCTGCGCTCTCGACTGCGGTGCCCATGCGGGTGGCGACGTCGGCGCCGGTCGCCATCGCGTTGGCGGCCTGCGTTGCGGCGGCCACTTGCGCCTGGTGCTGCTTGGCGGCGTCGGCCTGCTCGATCGGCACGATCCAGTCGGCGCGCGCGACGCCGGTAAGCGCCTCGCGGAACGCTTTGGAAATATCGAAGTCGGCGCGCACGGTCGGATCAAGCTGCATTGCTTGCGTGAGCAGACCGGCAGACTGCTGGAAGGCTTCCGATTTAAGCCGCTCGTTGGCAGCCTGCAGCGGGCTTTCGAATTGCCAGATGATGTCCTGGCGCGCCAGTGTTGGCGGCATGTCCTGAAACGAACCGAACAGGTTGAGATCCATGGCCAGGTTCCAGGTCATCTCGCACAGGCCGCCGTTGTATTCGACCTCCATCGGCTCAAACAGCGGCAGCGCGCGGCGGATGTATTCCTTGACCCGCTCTTGCGTCTCGTAGGCCGTCATCTTGTCGCCGCCGGTGGCCTCCGGCAGGTTGATGACGTTGAGGAAGAAAGCTTCCTGGATCAGCTGTTCGATCTTATTCTCGCGCGCGTCGCCCCAGTTCAAGTTCATCTTGCCGGTGTCGTAGAGCGGCTCGAGGGCCGGACCCATGCGCTCGTCGTATTCGGCATCGACCCAGGTCAGCGCGCCGGCGTAGGCGTTGACCGCACCCTGGATGGCCTCGGCGGTCGCTTTAAGCGGCGGATCCACCGCCTTCTGCCCGGCCTCGAGCAGCGTCAGACAAATCTGTTGCAGCATGCGCGCGTCGGGCAGCGCCACCACCGTCGCCGGCGAGTGGGCATAAGGCGAACCCGGCACGGTCTGCCAACGCGGAATCACATAAGGAACGCGGCGTGCTGGCACCTCCTCGAGGATGGTGTCGTTCTCGCAGTCGACCATGATGGCGACGAAGGGGAAGCGATCCTTGTTCTTGGGCTTCTTGTCGGCCGACAGATCATAATCGTCCGCCGGCAGCACAATGCGCCGGCACTTGATCTCGCGGTAGGGCTCCTTGTCGAGCGCCTGCCGGATCAACGTCGAGACGGTCTTGGGGAATTTCTTGATCAGCGCACGGATCTCGTGCTTCCAGTTGTGGTGTACGACGTCGATGACGAGCTCGTCATTCTCACACCAGGCGACGTCGCGCAGGTGGAAGGTGCGATAGAGCAAGCCGTTGCCGAGCGAGTTGATGTCGACCGCGATCACCGTCTGGCCGAAGGCGACGAAGTCGTGGTCGCCCTGCTTGGTGGCGCGCGTGAATTGGCTGCGCTGGTCGTACATGACGCGCCGCATGACGTCGGATTTGTTATCGAGCCAGGCACGCGCCGCAGCGTCGTTATTGATCGCCTCGTCCATCGTACGCGCATGGAACCAAGGCTGGCCGCGTGGCCGCAGCATCGACGACAACGAATTACCGAGATCGCGGTGCGCCAGCACCGGCCGGCCGGTCATCAAATGCGAGGCATATTCGTCGCCGTCGGGCCGCGTGACGGTGAAATCCGCCCGGATCGGGCAGAAGTTCTCCGCCATGGTCTGCCACAGCGAATCCAGGTTGCGGCGCTTCGAGAACAGGCGGTCACCCTGCTCGACGAGATCGCGAACCCGCGTTTTCATCTCAGGCGGCCGAGCCCAACTTGGCCGCGCTATAGGTGCTGCCGCGGTTTTC